AATGGATTATCAAATCCTGAGATAAATAAAAAGACGGGAGATATAATTTATATTGATAATAGACCTCTCGTTTCTCGCAACATCAGACAAAAAGAAGACATTAAAATTATCCTGGAATTTTAAGAAATGGCACAAAAGACAAATCTAAATGTAAGTCCTTATTTTGATGATTTTGATGCTGGAAAGAATTTTTATAAAGTTCTTTTTAATCCGGGAAGACCAGTACAAGCAAGAGAATTAAATAATATTCAATCAATTTTACAAAATCAAATTGAATCTTTTGGTAGTCATTTATTTAAAGAGGGATCTGTAGTAATTCCAGGAAATATTACATATGATCCTAATTTTTTTGCAGTAAAATTAAATTCAACTTCTTTTGGTGTAAACGTATCTAGTTATATACAGCAATATGTTGGAAAGTTAATAGAGGGGCAGATTTCTGGAATTACTGCTTTTGTACAAAAAGTTGAAATACCAAGTTCAACTAATAATTTGGATTATATTACGTTATATGTAAAATATATTGATTCGGACAATGATTTTAAAATCAATCCATTTCAAGATGGTGAGACATTAGTATGTAATGAAAGTATTGTATATGGTAATACTACTATTTTTGCAGGAACTCCTTTTGGATCTTTAATATCTACGGAAGCAACTTTTACAGGATCTGCCGCATCTATTGATAATGGAATTTATTTTGTAAGAGGAACATTTGCAAAAGTATCTCAACAAACTATTATTTTAGATTATTATACAAATACTCCATCATATAGAATTGGTTTAAACGTATCTGAGGAGATTGTATCTGCTAAGGAAGATCCTTCTCTTTATGATAATGCAAAAGGATTTACAAATTATGCTGCACCAGGTGCAGATAGATTTAAAATTTCATTATCACTTACTAAAAAAACAATTGATAGTGTAGATACTGACACCGATTTTGTTGAATTACTTAGGGTAGAAAATGGTGAAATTAAAAAGATTAATACTAAAACTCAGTATTCTTTAATTAAAGATTATCTAGCACAAAGAACTTTTGATGAATCTGGAAACTATTCAGTAGAACCATTTAAAATTTCTCTACATAATTCTTTAAATACTAGACTTGGAAATAACGGTTTATTTTTTGATAATCAAAAAACAGAATCTGGAAATACTCCATCTGATGATTTGATGTGTGTAAAGTTATCTCCAGGAAAAGCATATGTAAAAGGTTATGATATTGAAAAAATTACTACTACTATTTTAGATGTAAATAAACCTAGAGAAACTCAAAAAGTAGAAAATGTAAGTGTTCCTTTTGAGATGGGAAACTTATTAAGAGTAAATAATGTATTTGGATCTCCAAAACAAAATGAAACTATAGAACTTCACTCAGAAAGAAGAAGTTCCTCTGGAAACCCATCTTCAAGTACTAAAATTGGAGATGCTAGAGTTTATAACTTTAGATTAACTGATGCTGCTTATTCAGGAGAATCTACTAACTGGGATTTATATCTTTATGATATACAAACTTATACAACTTTAACTTTAAATCAACCTTTATCTGCTACAGAACTACCATCTTCATCATATATTAAAGGAAAGAGTAGCGGTGCGAGTGGATACGCATCTGCTGCAGGAGATGATACAACAACTATTAAACTGAGACAAACATCAGGTAGTTTTATAAGAGGAGAGCAGATACTAATAAATGGATTAGAATTATATCCCAGATCTATTACGCAAATTACTGCGTATGATAGTAGTGATATTAAACAGATCTATCAACCAACATCAGTCTCTGGGTTTACTACATCATTTATCGGAGATTCTGTACTAGATAAACAACTTCCTATTGGATTTAATGCTTCCGATACTATTCAGATTTCTGCAGGTGGAGTGGTAACTTCTCCAGGAAAAGTTTTCAATGCTATAAAACCAGGATCTATTTTAAGATATCAAGCACCTGGAAAGTCTAGCGAAACTTTTAATATAGTTTCTAGTGTAAGTTCTACTGGAACATCTATGACTGTTGTAGGAGTTACTACAGTCAATGGAGTTTGTGATGGTGCTGTAGGGATTGAAACAAATCTTTCATTTAGTCTTGGAATACCAAAAATTAGAAACTCCAGTAAGGGGTACTTATATGCAGAATTGCCAAATTCAAATATTTCTCAGGTAGACTTAAATAATTCTATTCTTACTTTTAGCGCACAATCTACGAGTGCTAAGTCTTCAAATAGTCCAATAGTTCTTTCAGTATCTGATTTTTCACTACCTTCTGGTTTATCAACTGCATTATTTGCATCTTTTGACGAAGAGCGTTACTCTGTTCATTATACAGATGGTACTACACAATCCTTAAATTCGGATCAGTTTTCTTTATCAAATAATCAAGTAACATTATCAAATCTTACTTCAGGAAAAACAACATCATCAATCAACGCAACATTTATTAAAAATGGTGTACAAACTAGGAAAAAGCAATATAACCGTAGCAATACTTTAAATGTAATTTATTCCAAATATCCAGAGTCTGGCACTGGACTCAGCACTTCTATCAATGATGGGTTAGAGTATAATCAATATTATGGACTAAGAGTTCAAGATGAGGAAATTTCTCTCAATTATCCAGATGTTTCTAGAGTATTATCGATATATGAATCTTTAGATACATCAGATCCAACATTAGATAGTTTATCATTTAGTTCTATTTTAAATATTGGAATAAATGTTATTATTGGTGAAAATATTATAGGATCTGAAAGTGGTTGTGTTGCTAGAGTTGTATCAAAATCTACAAATAGTGTTGGAATCGTTTATTTAAATTCAAATAGGTTTGCTGTCAATGAAGTTGTAACCTTTAAAGAATCAAATATTACTGGAGAAATAGATGTTATAACTCCAGGAAATTATAATGATATCACCAATAAGTTTATTTTAGATAAAGGTCAAAAAGATCAATATTATGATTATTCCAAATTAATCAGAAATAAAGGGGAAACTGAACCTTCAAAGAAACTTTTAATTGTATTTGATTATTATAGCGTACCTTCAACTGATAATGGAGATGTATATACAGTAGCAAGTTATAATAAAGAGCAATTTAATTCTGATGTTCCCTTAATTGGAAACAATAGTATTAGAGCATCTGATACTTTAGATTTTAGACCAAAAGTACCTGTATTTACCACAAATACTTCTTCACCCTTCGATTTTCCAAATAGGAATTTTAGTTCATCAATTAAACTTAATTTAAGTCCAGACGAAAGTAGCATTATTGGTTATGATTACTATTTGGGAAGAGTTGATAAAATATATTTGAGTAAAAATGGAAATTTTGTTTATGTAGAAGGTTTATCTTCTCAAAATCCAACAGCTCCTTTAAAAATAGATGATTTAATGGAGTTAGCAACGGTTACTTTACCTCCATATTTGTATAATGTAAAAAATGCATCGTTATCTCTTGTAGATAATAGAAGATATACTATGAGAGATATTGGACTAATTGAAAATAGGGTCAAAAATCTTGAAAGAGTGACTTCATTGTCACTTCTAGAATTAAGTACACAAACTTTACAAGTACAAGATTCTCAAGGTTTCAATAGATTTAAAACTGGATTTTTTGTTGATGATTTCAAAGACACACAAAGAATAAACAGTCTTTTTTCTTCCATTGAAGTTGATCAAGAGTCTCAAGAAATGAGACCGATTATTTCAAGAAATAGTTTAAAAAATTACCTTGCACCTGCACAGAACATAACTGATGAAAATGTAGATCTATCTACAAATTATGAGTTACTAGACTCCAATGTAAAGAAAACTGGATCAACAGTTACTCTTAAATATGAATCTGAAAAGTGGTTATCTCAACCTCTAGTAACAGAAATTAATGGAAGTCCTCAGGTAGAAAATGTAAACCCATATCATGTAGTAACATATATTGGATCAATAAAATTATCCCCCGAAAGAGACAACTGGGTTAGAACAGTACAACTACCCGATAAAGTAATTTCTGTTACAGATTATGTATTAGTTGAAAGAAATGCAATAGAAACTGAAAATAGAAATATAACAATTAATAATAGAAGAAGAGTTGCTGATGTTGATAGGAGAGGGCAAACTACAGTAACCGGAGATCAAACTACTCAGAATCTTTCTAGTAGACAAGATGTTTCTGATGTTTCAAACACGACTAGATCTACTTCATCTGTTAATAACTTATTAGAAAGTAGACGAGAAGAATACATGAGATCTAGAAACACTGAGTTTTCTATATCAAACTTAAAACCTTACACAAGATATTATCAATTTTTAGATGGTAATGGTTCAATAGACTTTGTTCCAAAACTTATTGAAATTGCAAAAAGTAGTTCTTTACAAAATGATGGAGCATCTTCTGCATTTGCAATTGGTGAAACTGTCTTTGGATATGATAGTCAAAATAAAAAAATTATTTCCTTTAGGGTCGCACAACCAAATCATAAATTTGGACAATATAATTCTCCAACAACAACATTTAATGTAAATCCATATATTAAAACAGAATCTCTACCAAATGCTTATAGTGCATCATCAAAAATATTAAACGTAGACACCTTCTCACTTTCTGAGGAGTCTCAAGGTCTTTATTCAGGATATTTAGTTAAAGGTGCAAAACTTGTCGGACAAACAAGTGGTTCTATTGCATATGTAAAGGATTTAAGACTAATATCTGATAATTTTGGTGATATGATTGGATCATTCTTTATCAGAGATCCAAATACTGTACCAGCACCTGATGTAAGAATTAATACTGGAAATAAAACATATAAAGTTACATCTAGTTCAACAAATGAAATTCCTGCTTCAGGAAGTGCGAGTATATCATCTGCAGAAACTAATTATGTATCAGAAGGAACTTTAGAAATATATGAAAGAACTATTACTAATACTGCAACAGTAACTACTACAAGAACGACTACTACAACTATAACTCTTACTACAACTAGGACTATAACCACAACAGAATATTATGATCCTTTAGCTCAGTCATTCAGTGTTGGGGGAAGTCAAACAGAAAACGATGACGAAAATGGTGCTTATGTAACAGCGGTTGACCTATTCTTCTATAAAAAAGATACTGCTAATAACCCGTTAACGGTTCAAATTAGAACTGTAGAACTTGGAACTCCAACAAGAACAGTAATTGGAAATTCAGTTACACTTAGACCTGATCAAATTAATATTTCTAATGATGCATCAGCAGCAACAAGAGTAACATTTGACTATCCCATTTATCTTGCACCTAATTTGGAGTATGCTATCGTTCTTCTTGCACCAGAAAGTGTACAATATGAGGTATTTGTTGCAGAGCAGGATAAAAAGTTATTTAGAACTGCCAACTTGCCACAGGGAGATTCGGGAAAGTATGCACAACAATTTGCTATAGGAAGTCTATTTAAATCTCAAAATGGATCTATATGGACTGCTGAGCAAACAAAAGATATGAAGTTTATTTTATATCGTGCAAACTTCATAACTAACACACCAGCAACTGCATATTTCTATAACCCAACACTTAATGAAAGTAATGGATATATTAAAAATTTACAAAATAATCCATTAACTGCACTTCCCAGAAAACTGAGTATAGGTATTACAACAACTACAAACTCAAGTACTGTTGGCATTTTAACAACAGGAAGAAAAATAAGTGAAAGTGTAAAAACTTATAATTATGGATATATTGTCGGAACAGGTTGTTCAGTATCTTCCATTGGTATAACCACAGGTGGATTTAATTATGTAACAGATACTAGTGTATCTACATTTAATGTAATTGGTAATGGATCTGGTCTTACCTTAAACATTACTGCTTCTGCTGGACAAATAACAAATGTAACAATTGTAAATCCAGGAAGAGGGTATGCAGTTGGAGATGTTGTTGGTATCGTAACTTCTTCCGTTTCTAGTAATAGTGGAAGAGATGCAAGAATAACAATTACAGGAAATAATGGTGGTATTGATACTTTATATCTTAATAATGTTCAAGGAAATTCATTTACTACAGATGGAACTGCAAACTTAATTTATTATAATAATTCCAATAACCCTGTTACTATGGGTTCAACTTATATTACAAGTTCTACTCCTATTGGGGAACCAAATAATGGTAATTTTGTTAAAGTAAATCATTTCAATCATGGAATGTATTCACCAAATAATAAAGTTTCTATATCTGGTGTTTTACCAAGTGTTTCCCCAACCACATTATCTCAATCCATAACAGCATCTTCTACTTCAATTTCAGTTGCGAGTACTGCAAACTTCGTCATTTTTGAAGGAAAACAAGTTAGTGGAACAAATCCTGGATATGCAATTTTAGAAAATGAAATTATTAAATATGAATCTGTTGGAGAAGGATCTTTAGAAACAATAACAAGAGGTCATTTATCAACACTTGCAATTCCCCATGATAGTAATGCACAAATTTACAAATATGAATTTAACGGAGTTTCTCTAAGTAGAATTAATACTACTCACGACATTAGTGATTTTGGATTAGATACTGATAGTTACTATATTGAAATTGATAGATCTTCTAATGGAGTAAATAGAAATTCTGATAATACACCTGCAGGATATCCACAACTTTCATTTACTAATGAGTTAAATTATGGAGGAGATAGTGTATTTGCTTCTGAAAATATTCAATATGATTCTATTATACCATTTTATAGAATTATATCCCCAACCGATTTAACTTCAGTTTCTGCAAAAATAAGAACTGTAAGCGGTACAAGTGTTTCTGGAGATGAAGTGTCATTTGATGATTTAGGATATGAAAATATTCAATTAAACTCTCTTAATCAGTTATCATCCACCAGAATTGTTTGCTCTAAAGTAAATGAAAATACATATCTAACTGCTTTACCAAGATCTAAATCATTTACTACAGCAATTACTTTACAAACAACAGATAAGTATCTCTCTCCTCAAATCTTTTTAGATGGTTCTTTTACAGATTTTCATAGTAATAGAATTAATTCTCCAATATCCAATTATTCAACAGATAATAGGGTTAATTCACTTATTGATGATCCACATACATCTGTTTATGTTTCTAATGAAGTTAGACTTTCTCAACCTGCAACATCACTCAAAGTTATTGTATCTGCATATAGACATTCATCTGCAGACTTCAGAGTTCTCTATAGTTTGATTAGACCAGACTCTAGCGAAGTTTCTCAAGCATTTGAGTTATTCCCAGGTTATAATAATCTATCTGTTGATAATAATAATGATGGATATTTAGATGTTGTAGATCCAGCAAATAATGATGGATTACCTGATGTATTTGTTCCTTCGAGTAGAGAAAATGAATTTTTAGAATATGAATTTTCTGCCAATAATCTTGGGGAGTTTAGTGGATATACAATCAAGATTGTAATGTCATCTACAAATCAAGCATATCCACCAAGATTTAAAGATCTAAGAAGTATTGCAATCAGATGATGATACCAGTAAAAGGACACCCAAATTTATATAGAGATGAGGAATCAGGTGCAATTGTCAATTGTGATAACATATCATATAATCAGTATGTTAATAGTTTAAATAATAGAAATTCTCAAAAAAGAGAATTAGATGAGATGAAAAAAGATATTGAAGAGATTAAACTGCTTTTAAAGGAGATTATCAATGAATCCAAATGAGATAAAATTAGAATCAATAGATAAATTGTTTGAATATGAGAAACATGTTAGATGTATTGATAGTCTAGATTTTGATGAACTTAAAAAATTTTCAAAATTATACTGCAAATTATATTTAAAACAGCAAGAGGTTATATCTAGTTTAGGACTATAATATAAATAAAGTGTAGAAGTAGACTAATTAGATGGCATCAGTATATGTAAATAATTTAGTCATTAATTCTGGAGCAGACTTTGGACAATCTTTTACACTTGAAGATCCAACTACAAATTCTGCTTTTAATTTGACAAGTTATTCTGTTTCTTCTCAAATGAGAAAGTGGGCAGGTAGTTCTACAGCAGTAACTTTTACTTCCACTGTAGTAGATGCCCCTGATGGAAAAATAAGCATTTCTCTCACAAATGAACAAACTACTTCTTTGAAACCAGGAAGATATGTTTATGATATTGTAATTACCGATACATCTGGACAAAAAAATAAAGTTATTGAAGGAATGGTATTGGTAAGAGAGGGAGTGACTAGATAATGTCAGACATAAAAGTTAGAGTTGGACAACAAAACGCTGTAAAAGTAGTTTCTAGTATTTCTGGGTCTTCAATTGCAGCAATTTCTGAAAATGTTATTGGTGGAATAGCATCAGTATCTCAACTTAATGTAAGTGGCATTTCAACTTTTGTAGGAGTATCTACTTTTAAAAATAATGTTTACATTGATGGCGATTTATATGTTGGTGATGATATTAATTTTGACGAATTTACTGCCAGAAATGGAAATATTACAGGAATTCTGACAGTTTCTCAGGAATTTTATTACACACCAGGGGAATCTTTTGGAGTTGCATATTTTAATCAAAATGATAAATTAGTTTCTACTGGATCCACTTCTTCAGCAATAACTGATACAAATTATATGTTAACAACTAATAGTTCAGGTATTCCAACTTGGTCTAGTATAATAGATGGAGGATCTTACTAATGTCAAAACCATCATCAAGACAGCAATTAATAGATTATTGTTTAAGAAAACTTGGTGCTCCAGTTTTAGAAATAAACTTGGATGATGATCAAATAGATGACTTAGTAGATGATGCTTTACAATATTTTCATGAACGCCATTTTGATGGTGTTGAAAGGATGTACTTAAAATATAAAATTACTGAAGAGGATATTAAAAGAGGAAGTGCAAAAGGAACTAATGGTGTCGGAATAGTAACTACAACAGGAAGTGCTAATATTAGTGGTATTGGATCTACTTCATTTAATTTCTATGAAAGTTCAAATTTTATTCAAGTTCCAGATTCAGTTATTGGAATAGAAAAAGTATTTAAATTTGATACCAGTTCAATTTCAGGTGGAATGTTTAGTATTAAGTATCAGTTATTTTTAAATGATCTTTACTATTTTAACTCTGTCGAACTTCTTCAATATGCAATGGTAAAAACATATCTTGAAGATATTGATTTTTTATTGACAACAGATAAACAGATAAGATTTAATAAAAGACAAAATAGAATGTATCTGGATATTGATTGGGCAGCACAAAAAACAGACGCATTTATAGTTATTGATTGCTATAGAATCTTAGATCCAAATGATTTTACTAAAGTTTATAATGATAGTTTCTTGAAAAGATATTTAACAGCATTAATGAAACGTCAGTGGGGACAAAATTTAATTAAATTTAGAGGAGTAAAACTACCAGGAGGAATTGAATTGAATGGTAGAGAATTATATGAAGATGGAGAAAGGGAAATAGAAAATATTATTCAAAGAATGTCTATGGACTACGAACTACCACCTTACGATTTTATTGGATAATGGCACTTAATCCATTTTTTTTACAAGGATCTCCCAATGAACAAAGACTTGTTCAAGAATTAATCAATGAGCAATTGAGAATCTATGGGATTGAAGTAATTTATATTCCTAGAAAATTTGTAAGAAAGCAAACAATTTTAAAAGAAATTCAATCATCAAAATTTAATGATAATTTTGCAATAGAAGCATATTTAAATAATTATGATGGATATACTGGACAAGGTGATATTCTATCAAAATTTGGAGTAAGTTTAAAAGATGAAGTAAGTTTAATAATATCTAGAGAGAGATTTGAAGATTTTATCTCTCCATTTTTATTAGAATCAGAACAAGATCTTGAGTTGGAATTATCTAGTCGTCCAAGAGAAGGAGACCTTGTTTATTTTCCACTTGGAGAAAGATTGTTTGAAGTTAAATTTGTTGAACATGAAAATCCATTTTATCAACTAGGTAAATTATATGTTTATGAATTGAAATGTGAATTATTTGAATATGAAGACGAAGTTATCGATACAAGTATTGATGAAATTGATACTCAAATAGAAGATCAAGGTTATATTACAACACTACAGTTGATTGGTACAGGATCTACATCTACCGCCACTGCAGTGATTGATACTGGATATATTAGACAAATATTTTTAAATAATGATGGTTATGATTATACATCTACACCATCTGTTTCCATTTCTACAGCACCGATAGGAGGAAAAAATGCCTCTGCAGTTGCAATTACAACCGCAAGAGCAGGAGTTTATTCTATTCAATCAATTGTTTTGACAAATGCTGGAGCAGGTTACACTGTCGCACCTACTATTTCAATTGTTGGTGGGGGAGGAACAGGTGCAATTGCAACATGTTCAATTGAAACTAATAGTAGTGGAATTAGTTCGTTTATTGTAGTGAACAATGGATCAGGGTATATAACATCACCAACAGTTAGTATTGCTGGATCTGTAGGAGCAGGTCAAACTTCTACAGCACTTGCTATTGTGGGATTAGGACAATCAATACAATCCATAAGAATATTAAACCCAGGTGTAGGATATACTGAAGCACCTACAATTACAATTGCACCACCACCAGTTTTGTCTGGAATTGGAACATACTTATTTAATGAAGAAGTTATTGGATCTTTATCAGGTACTAAAGGACGTGTTAAATCTTGGGATAAAGATACTAAAATTCTTAAAGTTTCTTTTGTAGATAATGCTGCTACAAAAGGATTTTATCCTGGTGAAATTATTGTAGGATCTTCTTCCAGTGCTATATATTCTATTCAATCCTATGACAGATGGGATCAATATGATAAATATAGTGAAAATATAGAAATTGAAAATGCGGCTGATGGCATTATCGATTTCACAGAGTCTAATCCTTTTGGGACATTCTAATGTTAGGTACATACTACTATCACGAAATCATAAGAAGAACAGTAATAGCCTTTGGCACATTATTTAATGATATTAATGTAAGGCATAAAGATTCTAGTGGTGATAGTATAAGTGAAATAAAAGTTCCTTTAGCATATGGACCTATTCAAAAGTTTTTAGCAAGAATAGAGCAACAACCAGAATTAAATAAACCTATTGCAATGACTTTGCCTAGGTTATCATTTGAAATGACTTCTATTCAATATGATCCAACTAGAAAGGCAAATATAACTCAGACTTTTAGAGCATGTGATGGGTCTAATTTAAAAAAAGTTTTTTTACCAGTTCCATATAATATTGGTTTTCAATTAAATTTAATGTCTAAACTTCAAGATGATGCTTTACAAGTTGTAGAACAAATATTACCATATTTTCAACCGTCATTTAATCTAACAATAGATTTAATTGATTCTATTGGAGAAAAAAGAGATATTCCAATAGTTTTAGATAGTGTTTCATTTACAGATGATTATGAAGGTGATTTTTCAACAAGAAGAGTTTTAATTTATACTTTTAATTTTACAGCAAAAACATATCTATTTGGTCCGATTGCAGAAACTACGGATGGTCTTATCCGTAAGGTACAAGTTGATCTCTATGGTAGCACAGATACGCAAACCGCAAAGAGAGAAATGAGATATACAGTTACTCCAGATCCAATTGATGCAGATCCAGATGATAATTTTGGATTTGATGAGGAATGGTTATCTTTCGATGATTCTAAAACTTACAGTCCAACTCAACAAACGGATATTTAATACATTATGAAAAATAAATTTGAAAATTTGGATAGTGCTTTGAATATTGAAAGCAATTTAGTTGAAGTGGAAAAAGTAGAATCATCTTTAGATATTGTTCCAACAAAATCTGATGATATTCAAAAAGATTATGAATATACTCGTGCAAATTTATATTCATTAATTGAAAAAGGACAGGAAGCGATTAATGGAATTATGGAACTTGCTGGTGAAGGTGGTTCTCCAAGAGCATATGAAGTTGCCGGACAATTAATAAAATCAGTTGGAGATGTAACTGATAAATTAATTGATTTGCAGAAAAAACTCAAAGATGTTGAAGAAGAATCTACAAAAACAACTAACAATGTAACTAATAATGCAGTCTTTGTTGGATCGACATCAGAACTCTCAAAACTACTCAAACAAGGTTTTCTAAATAATAAAGAGTAATTCTTATTTCTAATGAGTTGGTCTGACAAATATAAAAGATCAATTGATTGTGACAATCCAAAAGGATTTTCGCAAAGAGCTCACTGTCAAGGTAGAAAGAAAAAATTGAAAGAACAATTAAAACCATACAAGACTGTTGAACAGATTGCTAAGAAGCATCGTCTTGATGTTTCTTTCATTCAAAAACAACTTGATATGGGAGAACCAATTGAGCATGAGCACACCAAAGACCATAAATTGGCGATGGAGATTGCTCTTCAACATTTAGATGAAATTCCAGATTATTATACTCGTCTTAAAAAAATGGAAGCGTCTGCTAAAAAAGAACATAAGAAGTTCAAAGATGTAAAAATGAATGAAGAAGGTCTTCGTGATTGGTTTGGAAAATCTAAATCAAAAGATGGTAAATCTGGTTGGGTTAATGTTGTAACTGGTGGAACTTGTGCAAGTGATGAACCTGGAGAAGGAGTTCCTAAGTGTGTCTCTTCCGAAAAAAGAGCGAGCATGACACCAGCACAAAGACGATCTGCTGCAAGACGAAAAAAAGCAGCAGATCCTGGACAACAAGAAAAAACAGGTGCGGCAAAACCAACTTATGTCTCAACAGATTCAAAGAAAAAAATGAAAGAAGAATTAGACTTACAAGAAGTTAAAGATAAACCAGGTAAAGGTAGTGGAACTAAAGATGCTTGCTACCATAAAGTAAAATCAAGATATGATGTTTGGCCAAGTGCATATGCATCAGGAGCACTGGTCAAGTGTCGTAAAGTTGGTGCTGCAAATTGGGGAACTAAGTCTGAAGCAATGGAAATGGTTAGATATTGTCCAAAGTGTCAAAAAGATGAAACTAGAAATGAGTGCAAGTATGGTGGAAAATATTGGGATATGTTCTCCAGACCTTCTGCTTTAACCACAAATCAATTGAAATATAATATTGCAACTGTCCATCCTGGCAATTTTCCAGAATCTTATGATCATGAACATTCGATGGCCCGCTCCGAATTATCTACAATTATCGCTGCAGCAAAAAGACTTCGTAAAAAAATGAAAGGTGAGGGAAATATTGAAGCATGGGTGCAGTCAAAGATTACTAAAGCAGCAGATTACCTAGATTCTGCTGCAGATTATGTTGATAGTGGTGAGATGAGTGAGGCAAAGAAGTGCTGGCCAGGATATAAGAAAAAGGGAACTCAAAAATTATTTGGAAAAACTTATAATCGTTGCGTTAAGGCAGAAGAGTTCTCTAATTGGAGATCAGATTTTGGATTATCTGAAGATTGGCAATCAGTAAATCGTAAAGATAAAACTGATGGTTTGAGTCAGAAAGCAGTTAATGCTTATCGTCGTGAAAATCCAGGTTCAAAACTTCAGACTGCAGTTACTGAAAAGAAACCAAAGGGTAAAAGAGCAAAGCGTCGTGCATCTTTTTGTCGTAGGATGAAAGGTATGAAGTCTAAACTAACTTCAGCAAAGACATCCAGAGATCCAGATTCAAGAATCAACAAAGCACTCCGTCGTTGGAACTGTAACTAAAATGAAATCCTTTAAACAGTTTATTTCTGAAAGCGTCAACATTTCTGGAGATTTCAATGGAAATCTTTATATTAATGGATCTGAATCCCAATCACAACCAGTGGGTGAATCTTTTCTTGCTGATGTAGTTTGGCAGGGTAGATTATATCGTATGGAAGTTGAGGGTAAGATGATAGATAAAAATTCTTTGGCAGAGCAACTTCAGGGAGAATATCCTGGAGCAATTGTTCATAACATTTATCCAATATCACCAGATTCTATTAAAATTAAAAACGCACAAAGATACAGACCAGAAAGTTTAACTTGGAGTGATTGATTCATGGCCCAGTGGAATAAGAATGAACAAGATTTCCTAAATCAGGAGAGAACTCTCTTTGAGGTTCCTCTAATTGCAACCAGAGATGGTAGAGTTGTTGATGAATACAATAGATTTCCAGTTAGCACAAATTCTGATGCTTTTGGAAGAACAAGAGTATCAAATCCACTCACACTTTTTGACTCTTCACACAGATACAGAGACAATAATCTGTGGACAAGTTTAATTGTTGGTACTGGTTCTACTGTAGGATTTGTAACTACACAAGGATTAATTAATATTGGTATTGGAACCACTGCTGGTTGTTCTGTAATTAGAGAAACTACCAAAACTTTTTCATATCAACCAGGAAAATCATTATTGGTGTTGAATACATTTGTTCCTGCACCACCAAAAGCAAATCTAAGACAACGAGTAGGATATTTTGGTGCAGATAATGGAATTTACTTTGAAATTGCAGGAATTGGAAGCACCTCAATTGGTTTTGTAGAAAGAAGTTTATCATTAGCAACAGAAACAAGAGTCCCACAGACAGAATGGAATATTGATAAATTAGATGGAACTGGTGTTTCTGGAATTACTTTGGATCCAACCAAAGCACAAATTCTATGGACTGATATTGAATGGTTAGGTCTTGGAACTGTAAGAGTTGGTTTTGTGATTGATGGTGTATTTGTTCATTGTCATTCATTCCATCACGCAAATGTAATTCAATCGACTTATATTACAACTGCATCATTACCTCTAAGATATGAAATTGCAAATACAGGTATAACCACAAGTTCAAGCACACTCAAACAAGTTTGTTCTACTGTAATTTCGGAGGGTGGTTATGAACTTCGTGGATTACAACAGGCAATCGGTATTCCAATCAATACTCCAAGAACATTAGGAACTGCAGGAACATTTTATCCAGTAATCGGTTTGCGTCTCAAAACATCACCAAATCGTTTAGATGCGATTGTAATTCTTACCGCACTTTCAATTATGCCAATTAGTACTGGAAACTTTAATTGGCAAATTAGAGCATCTGGAACTACTACTGATGGAAGTTGGGTAAGTGCTGGTGTTGATAGTGCTGTTGAATATAACATTACTGGAACTTCTTATACTGATGGAAGAATACTTGCGAGTGGATTTTTCAATGCTTCAAATCAAGGAGCATCTCAAGTTGATATTCTCAAGGAAGCACTCTTCAAGTTTCAGTTGGAAAGAGACGGATTGACTTCAACTCCTTATGAACTCACACTTGTGATTGCTTCTGATAGTGCTGATGATACTGTTGTTGCTGCAATGGACTGGGAAGAAATTAGTAGGTAATTTATTATGTCTGATAATGTTTATTTGGGAAATCCAAACCTTAAGAAGGCAAATACTCAGATTCAATTTACAGAAGAACAAATTATTGAGTTCTTAAAGTGTAAAGAAGATCCTGTATATTTTGCTAGAAATTATATTAAGATCGTGTCTCTTGATCACGGTCTAGTTCCTTTTGAGATGTATCCGTTCCAGGAGAAACTAATTCAAAATTTCCACGACAACAGATTTAATATTTGTAAGATGCCTCGTCAGACAGGTAAATCTACAACTTGTGTTTCATATTTGTTACATTATGCTGTCTTCAATGACAACGTTAATATAGCTATTCTAGCGAACAAAGCATCAACCGCAAGAGACCTACTTGGAAGATTGCAACTTGCTTATGAGAACTTGCCCAGGTGGATGCAACAAGGTATTATATCATGGAACAAAGGATCTTTGGAATTAGAAAATGGCTCCAAAATTTCATCTAACTCTACTTCGTCATCTGCTGTCCGAGGCGGATCTTATAATGTCATCTTTCTTGACGAGTTCGCTTTCATCCCGAATCACATTGCTGATGACTTCTTTGCCTCTGTTTATCCTACTATTTCTTCTGGACAAAGCACGAAGGTAATTATTGTATCTACACCACGCGGTATGAATCACTTCTACCGTATGTGGCATGACGCAGAGCGCGGCAAAAACGAATATGTACCCACTGATGTCCATTGGTCTGAAGTGCCTGGTAGAGACGCTGCCTGGAAGGAGCAGACGATTGCAAACACATCCGAACAACAGTTCAAAGTTGAGTTTGAATGTGAGTTCTTAGGATCTGTTAATACTCTTATCAATCCAGCAAAACTAAGAAATTTAGTTTATGAAGACCCAATAAAAAGGAATGCAGGTCTTGACATTTATGAAAATCCAAAAGAAGAACATAATTATCTCATAACAGTAGATGTTGCTCGCGGACTCGGTAATGATTACTCAGCATTCATTGTTTTTGATATTACAAACTTTCCATATAAAGTAGTGGCAAAATATAGAAATAATGAGATCAAACCAATGTTATTTCCAAGTGTTATTCACGAAGTGGCAAAAGGATATAATAATTCTTGGTTATTAGTTGAAGTTAATGATATTGGTGATCAAGTTGCAAATATTCTTCACTTTGATTTAGAATATGATAATGTCCTTATGTGTGCTATGAGAGGTCGTGCTGGACAAATTGTAGGATCTGGATTTAGTGGTAAGAAATCGCAACTTGGTGTAAGAACAACTGCAGCGGTTAAAAAGTTGGGATGTTCCAACTTAAAAACCTTAATGGAAGATGATAAATTACTGACGGTAGATTATGATATTATTTCAGAATTAACAACATTTGCACAAAAACACAACTCCTTTGAGGCAGAAGAAGGATGTAATGATGATTTGGCAATGTGTCTGGTTATTTTTTCTTGGTTAGTTGCTCAAGATTATTTTAAAGAAATGACAGACAATGATGTTCGTAAAAGAATCTATGAGGAGCAAAAGAATCAAATTGAGCAAGATATGTCTCCATTTGGTTTTATTGCAGATGGATTGGATGATTTTAGCGTCACTATTGATGAAGAAACTGGAGATAGGTGGATATTTGCAGGAGCAAAAAATGAACAAAATCCATTAGAAGTATGGAATGTGGATGAATATGGCGATAGATCTTATATGTGGGATTATAGATAAGGGAATTTATAAATACTTTTAGAATAATTCTGGTTAGTACGGAGAATAAAGATGCCACTCAATTTAGCATCTCCTGGAATTGTAGTAAGAGAAATTGATTTAACAATTGGAAGAACTACTCCTTCATCTGACAAAATTGGTGCAATTGTAGCGCCCTTTGCAAAAGGACCAATTGATTCACCAACCTTAGTAGAAAATGAAAATGATTTACTCGTCAATTTTGGAGAACCATATTCAACAGACAAGCACTATGAGCATTGGTTGACTGCCTCTTCATACTTAGCGTATGGTGGTGCATTACGAGTTGTAAGAGCAAATGACAACGATTTGAGAAATGGATTTGTTGGAACTACTTCCAGTGTAAAGATTGATAGCTTAGACCACTATAATGCTCTAGGGTATGACGAAAATACTCTTGCAGGTGTTGTAGTTGCAGCAAGAAACCCTGGTTCTTGGTCGAATGGAATCAAGGTTGGTATTATCGACTCTAAAGCAGATCAAATTCTTGTTGGAGTTACAACTTCGGTAGCATCCGGAATTACAACTATTCAAGTTGGATATGGTGTTACTCAATCTGTAGCAGGTAGAGTAAACCCTGGTGCAGGTAGCACCTCAGTTCTTGATGGATATTTAAAAGGCATTATTACCGAAGTATCTGGTACTAATGTATATGTAAAAGTACTTTCTCACGTTTCCGCTGGAGGAACTGAAACTGAAGTAGACTATCAACCATCTGGAATATATGCATTCTCTTCAACAGGAAGCGTTGCTATTCATGCAAACGGTGATACAGTAGCACTAGGAACCACTGGTTATACTTCAAGACTTGATTGGTTTGATCAACAAACACTAGGTCTCACAAGTACTTCAACTATTTCTTGGAATAATATCGCTCCAAGACCAGGAACATCTGCATATGCAGCAGCAAGAAATTCAAGATTTGACGAAGTTCATGTTGTAGTTATTGATTCATTGGGTACAGTAACTGGAAATGCAGGAACAATCCTTGAGAAGCATCTAGCACTTTCTAAAGCATCCGATGCAGAATTCTCAGTAGGAAATCCTTCTTACTGGAGAAAGTATCTTGCAAATAATTCAGAATATATCTTCGGACTCAATTCCCCAACAGGAATTGTAACAACTGGATATAGTTCAGGTTTCAACTTAGAGTCTGATGTTGCTTGGAATCAAGGTGCAGATGGAATTACTTTTGCTGCTGCCGGATCATCTACAAATACTTTAATAGGTGGTAAAGACTATAATGGTCAGGCAGGAATTACAACTTCCGGTGCTCTTACTGCAACACTTGCAGAACTTTCAGATGGTTATGACTTATTTGAAAATACAGAAAACTTCAAGGTAGACTTCCTCCTAATGGGATCTGCTGCTTATAACATTAACGACGCACAAGCACTTGCAAACAAACTTATCTCAGTTGCTGAATTGAGAAAGGATGCTGTTGCATTTATTTCACCTTATAGAGGCGCTGCACTATCTGATACATCAAGTCAGACTGAAGTAACAGTAAAATCTGCTGCCAATATTACCGAGAATCTAATTCAGTTTTATGCCCCCATTACATCATCTACTTATGCAGTATTTGATAGTGGTTACAAGTACATGTATGACAGATTCTCAAATACATTTAGATATGTACCTCTGAATGGAGATATTGCAGGTCTTTGTGCTCGTAACGATATCAACAACTTTGCTTGGTATTCTCCCGCAGGTACATCAAGAGGCGCTATCTTAAATGCTGTTAAACTTGCATACAATCCATCTAAAACTCAAAGAGATCGTCTCTACTCAAACAGAATCAACCCAGTAATCTTCTCACCAGGAGCAGGAATCATTCTATTTGGAGATAAAACAGGATTTGGTAAATCATCAGCATTTGATAGAATTAACGTCCGTCGCCTGTTTATTTACCTTGAGAATGCAATTTCTCAAGCAGCGAAAGATTCTCTCTTCGAATTTAATGATGAAATTACAAGAACAAACTTTGTAAATACTGTTGAACCATTCTTGCGTGATGTTCAAGCAAAGAGAGGAATTTTTGATTATGTTGTTATTTGTGATGAAACAAATAACACTGCAGCTGTAATCGACAACAATGAATTTGTTGCCGACATCTATATTAAACCTGCAAGATCAATTAACTTCATTGGTCTTAACTTCATTGCCACCAAGACTGGTGTTGACTTTGAAGAAGTAATCGGAAACTTTTAATTTAGAGGTTTAAACTACCATGGCAACTAGACAACAATTAAATCCACCTCCACTAAGAAAGATTACTGACTTTAAAAGTAAGTTAACAGGTGGCGGTGCTAGAAGTAATCTCTTTGAGGTTGTTCTTTCATTCCCAGATATTGCACCAGCAGATACTAATGTTCTCGATAAAGCAAGATTTTTGGTAAAGGGTGCAAACTTACCAGCATCTAATGTAACTCCAATTGATGTTCCTTTCAGAGGTCGTACTCTAAAAGTCGCTGGTGACAGAACATTTGAAAGTTGGACAGTTACAGTAATTAACGACACTGACTTTGCTATCCGTTCTGCTTTTGAGAACTGGATGAATAGAATCAATAGAGTTTCCGACAACACTGGAGAAACAGATCCAACAGCATACACAGCAGATGCTTTTGTTTATCAATTAGATCGTGACGGATCAACTCTCAGAGCATATCATTTCTATGATATTTTCCCAACTTCTATTGGAGCAATTACTTTAGATTATGGCACTTCAAACATTCAAGAATTCCCTGTAGAGTTCCAAATCCTCTGGTGGGAAGCAATGAAAGGTGATTCACCTGCTGCAGGTGGTCAGGACATTAACTAAATAGTATATACAAGAATTTAAGTTTATAAAATGGCGAAACTTTTTGGTTTTTCGATTGAGGATAACGAAAAAAAATCCAAATCTATAGTCTCCCCCGTTCCTCCTAACAATGAGGACGGGGTTGATTATTTTATTCAATCTGGATTTTATGGACAATATGTAGATATTGAAGGTGTTTATAGAACTGAATATGATCTAATTCGGCGTTATCGTGAAATGGCGCTCCATCCGGAATGTGATGGTGCAATTGAAAGTGTTGTAAATGAGGCAATCGTTAGTGATCTTTACGACTCACCAGTAGAAATTGAGTTATCAAACTTAAACGCAAGTGATCGTTTAAAAGAAGTTATCAGAGCGGAATTTAAATATATTAAAGAAATCATGGACTTTGATAAAAAGTGCCATGAAATTTTTAGAAATTGGTACATAGATGGGCGCTTATTTTATCTTAAAGTAATTGATCAAAAAAATCCTGAGGCTGGTATTCAGGAGTTAAGATATATTGATCCAATGAAAATAAAACATGTCCGTCAGGAAAAAAAGACAGGCAATGAATTAGACGGTACAAGGAACTTAAACTTGTTATCAAGATCATTTGGACAAGAGCAAGAATATAATTTTCCAGAAATTGAAGAATATTTTGTTTATACTCCTACTCCAAATTTTCCAGCAGGGACAATTAGCGGTGGATCTAAAAAAGGAGTTAAAATTGCAAAAGATTCAATTACATATTGTACGTCAGGTTTAGTTGATAGAAATAAAGGTACTATTCTTTCATATCTACATAAAGCAATTAAAGCACTCAATCAATTGAGAATGATTGAGGATTCTCTTGTAATTTATAGATTATCTAGAGCACCAGAGCGTAGAATTTTCTATATTGATGTAGGCAATCTTCCAAAGGTAAAAGCAGAGCAATACCTTAAGGAAGTTATGTCTCGTTATAGAAATAAACTTGTATATGATGCAAATACTGGTGAAGTTCGTGATGATCGTAAATTCATGAGTATGCTTGAGGACTTTTGGCTTCCAAGACGTGAAGGTGGTCGCGGTACAGAAATTACCACACTTCCTGGTGGACAAAATCTTGGTGAACTTACTGATATTGAATATTTTCAGAAGAAACTTTATAGAGCACTTGGAGTTCCAGAGACAAGAATTGCAGGTGGTGGTGATGGATTTAATCTTGGAAGATCTTCTGAAATTTTAAGAGATGAATTAATGTTCTCAAAATTTGT